GCCCGGTCTTCGCGGCCAACAACCAGACCTTCTCAGATACGGCAGCCATCCTCGGCGTGCTGGGTGACTCCGGTATCCAGGCCAGTGAAGCAGGTACAGCTGCGCGAATCGCCTTCCAGTCCTTGCAGGCTGATTCCGTGAAGACCAACGGCGTGCTGGCCAAGCTGGGAGTCACCATCCGGGACGCCGAAGGCAACTTCAAGCCCCTGATCGAGATCGTTGGAGAGCTGGGTCAGGCCGGGCTCGACTCCGAGCAGCGGCTGAAGCTTTTCGGACGCCGCGGCGATGCCATTGCAGCGATCCTTCTCCAGAAGGGGGCTCCGGCCCTGCGCCAGTTCTCCGACGAACTGGACGCCACCAGCGGCACGGCCAAGCGTCTCGCAGACGTTCAGCTGAAGGGCCTCTTCGGTGCCTTCCGGATCCTGAAGTCCTCGGTCGAAGCTGTGGCCATCGAGATCGGAGACTCCGGTCTCCTCAAGCAGGTCACCGAGCTGGTGAGTGGTCTGGCTGAATGGGTCCGTGGGCTCCGTGGGGCGAGCGCTACCACGCTAAAGTTCGCGGTGGCCATCGGTATCGCCCTGGCCTCCATCGGCCCGATCCTGGTCTCCCTGGGCTTCGCCACGCTGGGCATCGGCGCGCTGACCAACGCCATGGGCGGGCTGATCAATGTATCCGGGAAACTCTTCACCTCCCTGGCCAAACTCCCCGGAGTTCTGACCACAGTGGCAGCCTCTGTGAAGACGGTGACGGTGGCCCTGCTGACCAACCCCTTCGGCCTTTTGGCAGTGGGTGTGGCAGCAGCTGTGGCGGCCTTCATCATCTTCAAGGACGAGATCATCGAGGTGGGCGGGCAGACCCAGACGGTGACGGACTTCATCATCGGTGCATGGGAGACGGTCAAGGAGCGAGTGGCCCCCCTCTTCAACTTGATCTCGGACGCCGCACTCTCCGCCTACAACGTGCTCTCCAGTCTCACTGCATCCGTGGTGAACGCTGTGGGCAGCCTGTGGGACGGCTTCGGTGCCTTCGTGGGGACGCAGTTCACCAGCATCTTGGATGTGGCGAAGTTCGCTGGCAACAACATCATCAAGGTCTGGCAGCTGGCGGCCCTCGGCATCCAGACATCCTTCAAGATCATTTCCATCGTGGCGGAAAACGTATTCGATGGAATTCGCACCCGAGTGGAAGCGCTGAAGGCACCTTTCGAGGTGCTGACGCAGGGCCTCGTGCGCGTGGGCACGTCCATCGTGGAGGCCTTCGGCGTGGTACGCACCTTCGTGGTGGACACGTTCACCGGGCTGGGTGAGGCCATCGGACGCTTCTTCGGCGAGACGGTGGATGGGGTCAACGATCTGGCGGCGGCGGCTGGCACGAAGCTGAAGGAGATCTCCACAGACTTCGGAGACTTCACCAAGGCAACCGCAGAAGGCACCGTCTTTGAGGGCGTGCCCGAGGCCATCGAGGAGAGCCTGGGCAAGGCGGGGGAGATCCTGGCTGGCGATCCTCTGGGGGACTTCTTTGCCGATGCGGGAGCCAAGGGCGCGGCCCGGTTCAACGAGCGGGTGGCCAAGGACATCGGCGACGGACTGGAGAAGGTCCTCAAGCCCGGCGGGAAAGCTTCGGCTGGCGGCGGGGATCCGGAGGCGGCTGGCGGCAAGGCAGGATTCAGCTTTGCTTCAGGATTCAAGGATGGCTTCAACAAGGGTGCCGAGGAATTCATCACGGACGCGGCCAACGCAGCGGCCCAGGGGCAGAAGTTTTTCGAGGACTTCTCGGACGCCACGAGCACGGCCTTCGGGGACCTGATCTCCAAGGGCGAGGCGGACTGGAAGGCCTTCGGCCTGAGCATCCTGGAGTCCTTCAACGACATCCTGGTGCAGCGCATCCAGGGGCAGCTTCTTCAGGCAGTCGGCCTCGGCGGGGAGCAGGGGCAGGCGGCCAACTTCGGCAGCTTCTTCGGCGGCGGCGGTGGCGGCGGTGGCGGCGGCGGAGCAGCAGCTGGCGCGGCGGGTGCAGCCTTGGGCGGCGGGGAAGACAGCAAGGTGGTCTCCGCGATCAACAAGCAGACCACGGACCAGCTGACCAACGACACCGGCCTCTTCGGCGGGTTCTTCTCTGGCCTCGGCGAGAAGTTCTCTTCCGCTCTCGATGGACTGGGCAGCCTCTTCAGTGGCGGCATCGGCGGCCTCGCGGACAAGTTCACCAGCGGCCTGAGCAACATCGGTGGCCTCTTCACCAGCGGGCTCTCCAGCCTCGGTGGGGTCTTCACCAGCGGCCTCCAGGGGCTGGGCAGTCTCCTCGGTGGGGGAGGTGGTGGCGGTGGCATTGGAGGCATCCTCGGCAGCATCGTGGGCGCTTTCTTCGCAGACGGCGGCATCAGCAATTCGCCTGGGGCTGGGCAGATGGGACTGATCAACCCCAAGGCCATGGCTGGGGCGAAGCGCTTCAATTCTGGAGGCCTGACGGATTCAATCCCCGCGATGCTTTCTCCCGGGGAAGCTGTGGTGCCGTTGCCCAACGGACGCGCTATTCCTGTGGACATGCAAGGGACGGGTGGTGGTGGCAACCCCATCGTGGTCAACTTCAACCTGCCCGAAGGCGCAGACGTGGAGTCCTTCAAGCAGTCCCAGGCACAGATCACGGCCCAGAGCGCGCGGGCTATCTCACGGGCCAATGCCCGAAACAACTGACGCAGAGCGCGAACGTCTGCGGCTAGCCCATGGAGGGGCAGATGGCCATCCAAGTTTTCGAGGAAGTCCGATTCCCACCGAAAATCTCGTTCGGGTTCACCGGGGGGCCGCAGTTCAGGACCGCCATCGCCGCGAATCCTGGCGGGTACGAGCAGAGAAACATCGACTGGTCTCTGGCAAAGGCACGGTTCTCCGCTTCCATGGATGTGAAGACCCAGGCTGAGCTGGACGAGGTCAAGGACTTCTTCTACGCCATGCGCGGGCGCGCGGTCGGCTTTCGGTTCATCGACTGGCGGGACTACTGTTCCGATCAGGCGGGCATCATTGCGGCCATGCAGACAGGCGCGTCCACCACGGACCCCAGCACGCAGGTCCCCAGTCTCCCGGCAGCGGGCGTCCTAACCCCGCAGGTCATCACGGCTTCGGCGACGGCCGCCGACCAGACCCACCAGCTGACGAAGACCTACACGGTCGGCTCCCTGGCGGGGGACCCCTACATCCGGACCATCGCCAAGCCCGTGTCCTCCTCGCATGTGCGCGCGTATGTGGACGGGGTGGAAGACGGGTCGGCCACAGTGGATACGACCACGGGCATCGTCACGTTGAACACCGTGATCTCCGGTGGGGAAGCCATCACCGCGGACTTCCTCTATGACGTTCCGGTGCGGTTCGATCAGGACTACATGCCCGACGTGCTGGAGCACTTCGACACCGGCAACATCGACCAGATCGAGATCGTGGAGCTGAGGAATTTCGTCTAATGGCCAAGACGATCACGGCAACCTTAGAGGCCCACATCGCGCAGAGCGTCACCACCCTGGCGACTCTGTGGAAGCTTACGCGGCTGGATGGGATCATCCTCACCCTGACCGACCACGATCAGGATCTCACCTTCGACGGTGAGGTGTATCTGGCACAAGACGGGTACGCGGCCACGCAGGTGCTCAGCCGAGACAACATGAACGTGGACAACCTGGAGACTCAGGGCCTGCTGTACGGGAACAACACTCTCCTGGACGACTCCCGCATCTCCAAGGAGGACCTCAAGGACGGCAAGTACGACGGTGCGGCCGTGGAGATCCGCGTGGTCAACTGGCAGGACACCTCGCCCACCAGCGGCGCGCTGATCTTGAAGACCGGCAACATCGGTGAGGTGAAGATCCAGAGCGCCAACACCTACGAGACCGAGATCCGCGGCCTGACCCAGAAGCTGACCCAGCAGGTGGGCGAGATCTACGGGGCCCAGTGCCGAGCCAACCTCTTCGACGAGCGATGCACCAACGCGGCTGCGGGGGACGGACCTGTCCGCGCGGACCTCGTGGAGGAGGGGCACATTGCCACAGTCACCTCCAACCGAGTCTTCATCCTCCCGACAGCATCGAGCACCAACTGGCAGTTCCCGGCCCTGGTCGCAGGGGAAGGCGATCTTGCGCAAGCGCTTGCGTCTGGCACGGTCACGCTCTCGGACTCCACAGTGGAAGACGGCACGGAGGCCAACCCCTTCACGATCTCCAGCCCCGCCGACCTGGAGGCCATCCCGAATTCATCCTCGGACTACTACGTCCTGACTGCAAACATCGACATGACGGGACGCCCCACCTGGAACCCCATCGACGGCTTCACAGGCACCCTGGACGGGCGCGGCTTCACGATCTCCAACCTCGACATCGACCTCTCCGGCAGCCCCGAGGCGGCGGGTCTCTTCGACGATCTCGGCTCCCCCTCCCTGGTCAAGCGGCTGGGCATCGCCAGCGCCACAGTCCGATCCGGAAGCGCAGCGGCCTACGCGGCACCGCTCGCGGCGAGCCTCAACAGCATCACCTCCATCGTGGAGGACTGCTGGTCTTCCGGTTGCACGGTGACGACTGACGGCAACCAAGCGGGCGGGCTGATCGGCAACGCCAACCAGGGCATCGTCCGCCGGTGCTGGGCAGCCAACACCATCAGCGGAACCGTGGGCAGTACCGTGGGCGGGCTGATCGGCACAGCGACCAGCAGCACGAACAACGGCACGGGCACCTTCTTCGACTCTGACGCGGCGGGTACTACGGACACCGGCAACAACAACGGCTCGACCGCACTCCTCGACAAGGAGGCCAAGAGCCGAAAGAATTTCATCACGGACTACGACATGCTCACTACGTGGCGGCAGCCTGTGCAGGGCTACTCCGCGGCAGTCAGCACCACCTTCGCAGCAGCAGGCAAGACCCTGACCCGCGGCTCCGGTAGCTGGGTCACGGACGGCCATCAGGTGGGAGACTTCATCTGGGTGGTGGGCAGCGCGAACAACGCGGACACGGTTCACGAGATCTCCGTGGTCACGTCCACAGTCATCACGGTCTCAGCAGGGGACACCATCGTGGATGAATCGGCGGTGGCAGTCACGATCTGGGGGGCTGATGCCTACCCGAAGATCGCAGACCCGGGGAGATTCTGATGGGAGTCTGGCGCACGAACACGGTGGACATCTCCGCTCTGGGGACCTACGCGGATTCGGCCATCACATGGCAGGAGTACGCCCCGGGGTCCTCGACTGTGTCGGTGGCGGTGGCCACGGACACGGACTCGTTCACCGTGGTCACGAACGGGCAGGACATCGGGCTGGCCCCGGCTGCTTCCCTGGTGGATCGGTCGGTCACGCTCAAGGTCACGCTCACAGCAAGCGGCACCGACATCCCGGCCATCTCCGACCTCGCGGTCTGGGTGGAGTCAGACTCCCTGGCTGCGGCCACCCCATTGACCGACACGAAGAACTATTTCAAATTCGGGTATATCAAATGGCAATCCGGGCTAAACGCCGGGCTGAGCATGGAGGTGAAGGAGTGGGAGAACACGACGCGAACCCTCACCCTTTTCCTGCCCATGCCCCGAGACGTGGCGGTGGAAGATCAGTTTGAGATCACACCCGGCTGCAACCGCACCCTGTACACCTGCAAGAACAAGTTCAACAACATGGCCAACTTCCGGGGAGAGCCTTTCATCCCCGGGCAGGACGCACTGCTGAGGATCGTAGGCGAAGACACCCCTCCGGCACTCACCGAGCAGGCCAACGCTTACGCCAAGGAGGAGTCCAAACTCGATGTCAACGATCCGTGAGCAAATCGTAGCCGAGGCCGAGACCTATCTGGACAACGGCAAGGGGAAGCCCGTCCGCTGGCGGCACCAAGGGCGCGACCGCAATGGCGTGGACTGCGCTGGCTTGATTGCGTGCGTGGCCCATTCCGTAGTGCCTGGGTTCGACATGGACTACACCACCTACCACCGCTGGCCCGGGAAGGAAACGGTGCAGACCTACGCCAACCAGTGGGCACGCTTGAAGGACGTGAACGACGCCAAACCTGGGGACGTTCTGATCCTGATTGACGTGGTGCCTGGGTGGCCCTGCCACTTCGCACTGGTGGCCAAAGGGTCCTATCCTGACCTGACGATCATCCACTCCTGCGCGGTACCGGTGCCCCGAGTGCAGAAGCACAACATGAGCAAGGACTGGCTGGCCAGAATCTCTGGCTGCTACGAGTTTCACGGGATCGAGGACTGACCAATGGCAAGTCTGCTCATCAGTGCAGTGGTTCAGGTCGGCCTCTCTCTGGCCATGAACGCCTTGAACAAGCCCGAAGACCAGACGGTCGAAGAGGGCCGCATCAACGAGGCGCGCATCACCGTGGCCACGATGGGCACCCCCATCATGTGGGGCTTCGGCACCATCCGCGTGGGCGGGAACCTGATCTGGTCTGGCCCATTCACCGAGGTGCGAACCGAGCGCGAGTCTGGCGGCAAGGGCTTCGGCGGGCCGACGACGACCCACGTATCCTTCACCTACTTTGCCAACATGGCAGTGGCGGTGGGCAAGGGCGAGGCCAGCGCTCTGCGCAAAGTCTGGTTCGATAAGACCATCTGGTACGACGCGGCCCCGGCCCCGACGATCTCCACGAACACCAGCCAGGACAGCGTCCGGACGATCAAGAACGAAGAGTCCAGCGTCCGCTTCTACCCTGGCAGCGAAACCCAGAACCCCGATCCGCTCATGGTCTCCTTTGATGGGGACTTCGTGCCGGGCTATCGCGGCCTCTGCTACGTGGTCTTCGCCAACGTCCCGGTGACCGAGCACGGCAACCGCATCCCGCAAATCGAGATCGAGGTCTCCTACACCGACACCCAGGGCAACTCAGAGAACGAGTGGGACACCACCGGCTTCAACCTTGAAGGCGGCGCGTCCGATCCCATGCTCTCCTGGAGCACCAGCCTCCGCAAGATCTGGGGCAACTCCCTCCTGGGTGGTGGCGTGCTCGACATGGACGGAGCCTACGGGGCCACCTTCCCTCTGGACGAGCAGGTGGGCCTGACTGATGCCAAGTACATCGCGGGCTACGAGAGTGGCGGCTTCGGGTTCCCCAGCGAGACGGTCAACGTGGGCTTCAAGCCGCGCGGCAACTACTTCGTCTTCCCTAACGGACGCTGCTTCTGTCCTGGTGACGTGCATTCGACCAAGACAGTGGTCTCCCAGAAGATGGCGGAGTTCAATCCATTCAATTTGGACGTGGTCAACCAGGGGTCTTGGGCATCGAGCACCACCGCCACCATCTCGGACGGCGAGTTCGGTGGCACCAGCTCGACCCCCTCCGCTCAGCTGACGCAGTGGACTCCGGTGGGGTTCCTCAGCGGAGTCCTGCATCTCCTGGCCACGGGCACGGGGTCCTCCCCGATCACGGCCTCGTTCTACTGGCTGGACAAGGGGGTCCCGCAGTTCAGCCCCCAGCTGGAGTTCAACCAGGACAGCAACTACGGCCAAGTGACAGCCATCCTGCCCGACCGGAACGGCTTCACTTGGGCATTCACCCATGACCGAGACGTGGCCAACACCAGCGCGCGTGGCGTGGCCCTGAAGTTCACGGTGTCCCTGGACATGGGCCTGATCCCGGGCTTCGCGGATCAGGTGAAGCTGAGCGTCGAAGTGTTCGACATCGCAGCCCTGGGGATCAACACCCCGAGCGGAGTCTACTACGACAGCGCTAGCGACTCGTTCATGATCGCCCAGGAGGCCATCAGCGGCGAGACCTTCTCGCGGGTCTCCGTGTGGGATCCCTCGACCAACACGGTCCTGCGGACGACCGAGCAGTACACCACTACCCTCTTCTCCAGTGGCCTGACCTGCCCCTTCTTCACACAGAAGAGCGGCATCTCCAACGGCTACGGGCACTACTCTCCCACGGTTTCGTCCGAGGGCTTCGATATCATCCGGATCGACTTCACCAGCCTGAACTACGAGGGCTACACCGTCACCACCAGCAACTACTCTAACGCGGGCTGGTTCCATGTCCCCGGGCAGAATACGACGTGGTGCTGGAGCGGAGAGAACTGGGCCACGATCCGCTGGGACAGCTTGACCGAGAACCCTCACCTGCTGGACGATGTGCTGGGTGAGATCATCGAGGAGGTCGGCCTCACGGCCGCGGGCGATGCCACGTTTGATTCGGCCATCCAGGCAGTGGACGTGGGCGGGTACCAGTTCCCGGGCACCTTCTCCGCGCGGCAGGCCATCGACCGATTGTCCTTCGCCTACCTCTTCGACGTGTCCGAGGTGGACGGAAAACTCAACTTCGCGACTCGCGGCGAGATCGCATCGCAGGCCACGGCGACCGACCCCGAGCAGGGCTACGGCCGAAAACCTGGAGAGCTTTCGCTCTCGGCAACTCGTGCGCAGGACGTGGAGATCCCGATGCGCGTGGACGTGGTGCATTTGGACCCCTTCCGGGATAACCAGGAGGGCATCCAGAACGCCATGCGGCAGGTCAACCCGGACCCCACCATGGCGTCTCTCCAGTCTCGGAAGATGGAGCTGGGCATTGCGCTGACGCAGGACGAGGCAGCCCAGCTGGCAGAGAAGCAGCTGTACAGCACCTGGGTGAACCGCGACCGATACGAGACCAGCCTCCCGGCCAGCTACCTGAAGTACGACCCCACGGACGTGATCACCTTCACGGATGACGATGGGGTGGAGCGACAGGTGCGCCTCACGCAGACGGCCCTGGGCAACGCCTACACGGTCAAGATCGAGGGCGTGCTGGAGGATCTGACGACCTACACCTCGGTGACAGGCGGGGCCCCCAGTACAACGCCGCGAGACACGCTGAGCGAGCCAGGACCGGTGCGTCCCATTGTTATGGACTTGCCCCTGCTCCGAGACAAAGACTCCCTACAGCAGCGTGCTGTGGGCTTGTACACCGGACTGGCCGCCTACACCGACAGGTGGAAGGGCGGCAAGGTCGAGCAGTCTCTGGACGGGGTCAACTTCGACAACCTCGATGTCCAGCGGAACGCTACACCCTGGGGGTACTTGCGCAGCGCTTTGGAAGCGGAGCCTCTGCTGTACCAGGGGACCGAGGACGGCCTGGGCGAGGAGGTCCACTGGCCCAGCAGTGCGTACCACTTCGACGCCAGCGCCAGCATCACCGTCCAACTGGTGCAGGGTGGAGATGCTCTGGCCTCAGCCACCCAAGAGGAGGTCCTGAACGGGACCAACGCGATCTACGTGGGCGGCGAGATCATCCAGTTCAGCACCGTGGCGGCAGGCTCCCAGGATGGGGAGTACGTCCTCTCGGATCTGATCCGAGGGCGGCGCGGCACGGAATACCTGATCCTGAACGGGCACCGGTATGGAACACCCGTTCGGCTGCTCGACCCCACGACTCTGGCCCTGGTCCCCTTCGACGTGACCGACCGCGGGCGGAACATCCAGTTCCGCACCAAGAGCAACGGCAACCAGTCCGCGCCCACCCGGGAAGACATCTACCTCCAGGGCAACACCGCAGTCCCGTATCAGGTGGCCTTCCCCACTGTGGACAAGATCTCCGGCGCGGCACGCGGGCCCGTGGACCTGACCTGGAACCGACGCACGCGCGTGGGCGGGGAAGATGACTGGATGGACGGGGACGTGGAGATCGCAGTCTCGGAACGCTACGAGCGCTACGAGGTGGTGCTCCTCCAGAAGACGAAGGGCGAGCTGAGCACCATCGAGGACGATGTGACGTTTGACTTCGTGGTGACTGCCAGCGGCAGTTCCCCGCGCATGGGCATCAACCGGAACGGCGGCCTGACCTGGGGCATCAACGGATTCTCCATCGGAGACCTGATTGATGTGGATGTGTCTGGCAGGTCCACCGACCCCGAAGGTGTGGGCGTCTGGGCCACCAACGGACGCTACGAGGCAGTAGCTGTGTCCAGTGTGACCCTGACGGTGGAAGGCACCAGCGAATTGAACGGGACCGTCTCGGCCTTCCCCCCGGATCTCCAGGAAGTGGAGGGGCGGATCAAGGTCGCCCAGGAAGAGGCCAAGGTCTACTCCGTCAGCACGCCCGAGGTGACGATCACCACCACGGACATGACAGATGCGGGCTACACAGACGGGGACCGGCTTGACATCGTGATCTACCAGATGTTCTTCCCGACAGCGGACAGCAGCGTCCAGGTAGGCAACACTCCCACGGGCGAGCGCGGGCGACCCCTGAAACTCTACATCTGAGGAAGAGAAAACATGGCAACGACAAACTACGGATGGACCGAGATCAGCCAGTCCCAGAGCAGCAAGTACGCCACCCACAATACGGCCCTGGGCCAGATCGAGGGCAAGCTGGGCGTGGAGCTGACCAAGTCCATCGCGGGCACGGGCACCGTCTCCCTGATCCAGGGCACCGAGACCGGCGTCCACATGTTCATCGACTTCACCGGTCTGCTCACCGGCAACCGGACGGTGCGGATGCCCGGCGGCAACGGGATCAGCGGCGGCGGGATCTGGTTCCTGCGCAACTCGACCACGGGTGCCTTCACGGTCACCATCGACCACGCCACCGGCTCAGGCAACACTTTCGTCCTGCCCCGCGGCACCAAGTACCTCCCGATGATCTCGGATCAGGTGAACGAGTACCTCCTGGATGTCCACGAATATCCGGAACGCTCCACAACTTGGGCGACCTCGGACATTTCATTCGAGGATCCGACCTCCTACTACGCCCGGACCCTGGCGGCCAACCTGACGCTGACCCTCTCGGATCCGGTTCTCGGCCAGGAGCGCTGGATCGAGCTGGATTCTGCGGCTGGCTCCTATACGTTCACCCTCCCCGGAACTGCTACACTCGTGTCAGGCACTTACGACACCACCGGCACCGTGAACCACATCCGCGTCAAGTGCATCGACGCGGACACCCCCAAATATTTGGTCTGGATCGACCAGGAATAATCTGCGCAAGCGCTTGCGCTAGGGGACTATGATGGGCGGCGGTTTCAATCTCGGAAGTTTGGTGCAGTGGCTCACCGGCATGGGCATCATCGCTGGTTTGGGAGCCGCGGCTGTGGCGTATGCTGCATCGGGTACGGCGGACGAAGCCAAGACCAAGGCGGAGTCTGCGGTGACCAAGAATCACCAGCAGCAGACCGAGATCGAAGTCCTGAAGACCGAGCAGACCCACATCAAGCAGGGGGTGGACGACACCAAGGAAATGGTGCGCGCCCTACTTGAGGCCCAGCAAATCCCAGACCCGACGAGGTGACCCCATGCACCTGGACCTACACCGCTGGTACCGGCCAGAAGAGACCGCCGGAGTCCTGACCCTGGTCGAATCAGGGGACAAGTTCTACACCATCGAAAAGCCCTGGCGAAACAACACCCCCTTCCTCTCGTGCATCCCGGAAGGCAACTACGTCCTGGTCCCGCACGATACGCGGAAGTACCCCGACACCTGGGCCATGGTGGGCGGCACCGTTTCCCACGGACCCGACCCGGCTTTCGAGCGCTACGCCTGCGTGTTCCATTCAGCCAACTACTCCGACCAGCTGACCGGCTGCGTGGGCCCCGGCCTGGGGATGCAAATCCTGAAGGAGTCCGTGGCCACGTATCGCTCCGGGGACGCCATGAAAGCTATCCGCAAGGCCCTGCGCGGATCCATCCATCACACTCTGACGATCCGCGGGAGTGGGGTGGCAACCTGGGGCTAAGGGCCTACCCTTTGCCATTCACGCACCAATTCAGGAGGTGATCCCTATGGACGCCATCGTCAAGATCTTCACGAACCGCCGGGGCTGGGTTGTCCTGGTTCCTGCCATCTCGGCTCTCGCGGCCGTGGCTGGTATCGCTGTGCCCGAGGATGCACTCATGGGCTTCGGTGAGAACGTCACCACCGCGGTGATGTCAGCCCTCGCTCTCTGGTCGCTCTTCGCGCCGAAGGCCTCGTAGCCATGCGTCTCCAAGCGCAGCGCGCAGCGCTGGTGCTGATGGCCCTGGCCCTCGTGGGTGGTTCAACCACGGGGTGCCTCGGCTTCAGCCTCAGCGAAGAGGCCAAGCCCCGCACCGCCGAAGAGCACTTCATCGTGGCAGTCCAGGAGTACCGTCTCCTGGCTGATCAGGCCACGGAATGGCTCGCAGGCGTCACCGACGCAGCCAATGCAGGAGATACGACTGCGGCTCAGTACCGGGATACGGCGGTCAAGATCGCCCAACTCCTGGACGCCGGAGACATCGCGATCCGGATCGGTGCGGCAGCAATCGCAGACGCGGATGGTGAGGGCCTGGAGAAGCAGGTGGCCATCCTCGAAAACATCACACAGACCCTGGCAACGCTTGCGTTTGCCACGGTTGGGAGCTGACCCTTGGACCCCGCAACCATCAGTCTGATCTTCATGGGCATCCGCATGGTCGCCCAGGCAGTCCGGGCAGGCACCAGCCGAGCACACTTCGTGGACGAGCTGGAAGAGTTCCTGATCACGCTCCACAACGAAGGCCGCACGGCCACCTCCGAAGAGGTCATGGAATGGGCCAACAAGGCCGCGCGCTCCAACAGTGCCTACAAGGCACAGCTGAACGCCTTCCTGATCGCCATCGGTGACCGACCGACGCCGCCAGTCCCGGAGAGAGTGGAGCCGG